GTTAATGTTTGCTCTTTTGAAGTGGTTTTGATACTGCAATTTTGTGTGGAACACAGCTCAAAAAAGTGGTTTTACAGATACACTCATGGCGTACGAAAAGGTAGATAAAGAATTTGTAATGTCGGATAGCTCGGTAAATGTCTATGGCTTCAAGCTGTTGACAAAAGGCTGGCAGCAGGCAGAGTTCAAAAAAAACCCAATTGGCTATTATGGGCATGATAAAAAAGACGGTGTATTGCTGAAATGGGAAGATATACGCCTTGATGGTGACCAGATAATAGGCAAGCCTGTTATAAACTTAGAACACCCAAGGGCGAAACGCACGATAAGTGAAATTAATGACGGTTTCGTGAATGCTGCGAGTATAGGTAAGGTTTGTGTTTTAGCATCAGACGTGGAGGATAATCCCAATGATCCGAAAAAACCAATACTTGTAGTTACAGAATGGTTTAACGGTGAATGCAGCTTAGTTGACAATCCGGGTAACAGGGATGCAATGAAAGTGGAATTGTGCGATAAGGACGACAAAGTATTAGACCTGAGTGACCTGATAGAAATTTCGCGCAGGGATAAGCAACAAAATAGTTTTAACCAAAATTCAAATATGAAAAAGATCACGCTTTCAATTACACCGGCTCTTATAGCATTGCTGAACCTGAGCGATGATGCAGACGAGGCATCAATAAATAAGGGTATCCAAGACCTTGCTGATACCAATAAAGATTTGCTCACCCAAATAGCAACCCAAAAGAAAGATGCCTCTAAAAAGGAAATTGACGGCATGTTGGAAGCAGCTTTGGCAGGCAAAAAAATAACTGTGGAACTGAAAACACAGTTATCAGCCGATTATGCAGACAATGCTAAAGGTCTGAAAAAAGTATTGGACGGATTGGGTGTTTATATTCCGTTAGCTGAGCAGATCAGTAAAGCCGGAGAAGAAAAAGCCAAAAAATTCCATGACTTGAGTTGGGATGAAATAATGGAGAAAAATCTTATGAACGAATTGAAGAGCGATATGCCTGATTTGTACAAACAGATTTACAAAAAGACGTTTGGCAAGGAACCTGCTTAGTAGGCAACGTTTGAAAGTAAGTAAACAAAATTTCTAAACTTTTAATATAAAAAAATGAAAAACAACAATTTTTTGAGAGTGATATTCTCGTTCGTAGTCTGGGTAATGATTGCCAGCTTTTTAAGTAAATTTTTGGTGAATATGGGTATATCACCCGTTATTGCCTTTGTATCGCTATTGGCAGTAACTGTATTAAGCGTATTGTATCGCACAAACTCTACCGGAGTTGTCCGCAATGCGGTAGATGCTGAAATATGGGTAAGGGAGATTATAAAGAGGCTATGGAAGAATAATGCATTCCTTTCCCGTGCATTTAATGAAGACAGTTATGTATTAGGCGGGGCTGTGGTACATATTATCAATCCCGGTGGTGCAGCGAATGTGGTTAAAAACAGGTCAGTTTTCCCCGGAGTTGCAGCTCGTAGGACGGATACAGATGTAACCTATACATTGGGGGATTACAGTACTGACCCGATACATATACCTGATGTGGAACTTGCTACTATTACCTACGATAAGACTTCGAGCATCATCCAAGACTTATTTGGCTATTTGATGCAGTATGTAGCTGATGACCAATTGGTAAACTGGATGCAAGCAATACCAGCAGTAAATATTGTGCCAACTACAGGCCCAATTACTGCTGCTCTTGAAGCAGGGCAAGCAGGTAACCGACTTGCTATGGTATGGCAGAATCTGCGTGATGCAGGGCGTATAATGAGCAAGACAAATGTTTCTAAAAATGGACGCGTTGCATTGATAGAGGAGAATATGTATCAGCAGCTTGTAGATAGTCTTGCTGCAACACAGTATAAGGATTTCACAAGGGGTTTTGACGAAAGAGAAGGCGTATTGGGACGCTTATTTGGGTTTGATATAATGACACGTAGTAGTGTTGCAATGGCTGCAGCCGGAGCAGGGCCACTAAGTGTAAACGCAGTGGGTGCTGCAATAGGGGCTTCCGATAATGTGGCTTGTATCTGCTATCAGGAAGAAACCGTGAGCCGCGCGCTGGGTACTGTAGAAATGTACCAAAGAGCAAAAGACCCATTGTATTATGGTGATATATTCTCTACTCGCTTAAGGATGGGTGGCAGAAGGCGTAGAGGTGATGACTTGGGCGTAGTTGCCATTGTACAAGCACCTGATGCCGGAGTATAGTCACTGTAAATTAATAAAACACAAAGGGGCATAAGCCCATAGCAAGCAGGGGTTATATTCCCCAATAGAAAAGTAGCCAGCCCGCTCCCGTAAATGGGGCGGGCATTGGTGGTGCAAAAAATCAGTATTCATCTAAAAACATTTTATGAAAAAAATTATTTCAGTTTTGCTTTTGAGCGTTGCGCTCCTTTCGATTTCGGCATCCTCTAATGCACAGAGCCAAGTATATGAGGTGCAGCATACCACCCTGAATGTTGGTGGATCATTTAACACAGGTAATCCTGCCCAATTAAACTATGCAGTGAGTGCATTGCCATTGGCGACCAAACTGGATACAGTTAATAATGCAGGTACCGATAGTTTTAAGGCAAAAATTGTGGGTGATTACAGCTCTATAACTTTTCAAGTTAATGTGCTAAAAATAAGTGGCACAGATACAGGCACTATAAACATATATGCCAATATTGACGGTAGTAGTATTTATACGAAAATAGGTAGTGTGGGGTTGGTATCTAATATAACAACTACCCAGCAATTTCTTTATACCGTGAATTCGGGATATGGACATAATCCTTACAGCTCATATTGTTTAGTGTTTACAGGTAGCGGTACGGAAAGTAATAGTTGGCAGGGAAAATTGCTCATAAGATAAGTATCTGAGTCCGGATTAAAGGATAGAAATATTTAGGATTCAAACATATTTATTGATGCTACACTATAATACTACCGGGGATTTTACTTCTATTTTACTGATCAGCGTGAATGTGGGCAATAGTTTGTTGGTAGCTCATCCGATAGCAAACGCATGGTTGCAAACAATAAGCTTGATAATAGGCATATTAGCCGGACTGGTCTTGATAATAGACCACTGCTTAAAAATTCATTGGAAATTAAAACAAAGGCAAAAAGACAGAGATGAAAAAGATAACTGATTTTATTCTTTCGATGGTATCTGAAAATGGTACTGTATCATCAAAAAGATGCTTATCAATGCTGTTTGGTATGGTAGTGGCTTTTGGGGTGGTTCTTGTGACAGTAAAGAAGGACTACCAGTTTGACCATTATCTGTTTGCCGGATTATTGATCGCCATTTTCCTGCTGACCGGGACTGCTACTGTAAAGGATATAATAGCACTGAAAAGCGGAATTAACCCAACTGCCTTAAAAGCAGAAAACGAAAATGCACATGAATAAAGGTTTTATATATTGGTTTTTAAGCGGGCTTAGCCTGATTATGCTTGCAGGAATGCTGAGTATAATATTTGGCTCTTCCTGCAACGTATCCCGGAGGGGAATGAAAAGTAATGAATTGGTTCACACAAAGGTTGATTCAAGTTCTAATGTTGATACTGAAGCGACAAGAGCCAGTATGACCAATTATGAAAAAAAGACCGTTACTGATACCATTATAACTATACCTGAAGCCAATGCATCCATTAACCTAACACCTATTGACCTGCTACCTGCAACTGATGCTGCCGGACAAAAAATAGGGAGGGATTACAGGGCTGATAACGGTAGTGAACATGCAGTGGTAAAAGTGGATAAAGCAGGTAATATACACTTCAGTTGCCATGAGGATAGCCTAAAAATGGTGATCAGGAACTTAGTAATAGATAGTATATACCAAGCCCAAAGATTTGACAGCCTGAGATTTCGCCATGCATTTGAGCGGGAGTCTATAACTGACAGTTCCTCGCTTATAAGGCAAAGTGGGACTAACGCAAATGGGAAAATGAGGTGGTATCAGGTATGGTTCAATTACATTAAAAATATGCTGGCTCTTGTGGGAGCTGTCATTATAATCGTTTTTAGTATTCGTTTCATTATTCAAAAATCTGTTGTATGAATTGGACATTAGGCTTTATTGTCATTGCTTACTTAGCCGGAATAATATGTGGTGCCGGAATTAATAAGGTTGTAAAACAACTGCAGGGTGATGTAAAAATTACTGAAGATGAATACCGGATCATTGTGAATAAAATAAATAATGATGCAACTATTGCCAGTGACCTGAAGACTACCCTTTTGAACCAACTGCATGAATATACCAGCAGGATAGGGATAGAAGCGGAGACACTGCATATAGCACTTCAGGGGATCATTAAGGAAGTAAAGGGATTGTAATCAATCTGCCTATTTGAGAATGACTTATTAAAATATTATATGAAAGATAAATTAAGCGAAGACAGGTTACAAAAGTTGCACCCAAAGGTGAGAGATACCTTCAGGGCATTTATTGAGGAGTGTGAAAATACATTGGGAATTACCCTACGCATTACCCAAGGCTTGAGAACCATTGCTGAACAGGATGCGCTTTATGCAAAGGGACGTACTGAACCGGGTGCCAAGGTGACGAATGCCAAAGGAGGTACTTCTTTCCATAACTACGGATTGGCTATTGATTTGGCTGTATTGGTAAATAACGGGCATGACATAGATTGGAAGTATGATATGGTGCATTTGAAACCTATTGCCGTAAAGCATGGCATTGAATGGGGTGGTGATTGGATCAGCCTAAAGGATTTCCCACACTTCCAGATTGCATTTGGTTACCCAATAAAGCATTTGCTGGCATCTGTGGAGCTAAAGAAAGTGGATAGTGAGGGATATGTAATTGTGTAATTATTGATTTTAAAAAGGTTTTAAATAGCATTTCATAACGTTTTAAATATAGTTTTTATGGCAAATATTAACCAGCATCAAAAAAAGATATTCACCAACAAAGCGCATACGAATGTGCAAGAATTCTTTTTTACAAGTGACAATATGCCCTTCTTCAAACTTTCTGATGCACAGGCTCAGGCAGACAACCTGAAGAAATTAGGCAAAAGCGATGCAATAGCGCATGTGACCAGATCAGAATATGAAACGCAGATTGCTGCAGAAAAGGAAGCGGGTACTACTGATCCTGAAACTGTACAGGCACAAGCTGATGCGGACGCTGCCAATGTTGAAGCTGTAGCTGCTGCCAACCAACTGACACAGGACGCTAATGACCAAAAAACAGCACAGGATGCCCTGACGGCTGCAACTGCAACTGGTGATGCAACCGCGATTGCTGCTGCACAGGCAAACCTGAATAATATACAGCTAAAAGCAAATGCTGATGCTACAAGATCGGAAAAAGCAAAAGCTGCATACGCTGCTAAGAAAGCTATTGCCGATGCATTGATAGCTAATGAAGCTGCAAAGGCTGCACTGAGCCAAGGAAAATAAAGTAATTGTGTATTTGTGAAAGAAGGGATATATGGCGTCAACAAAATATAAGTGGATACATGATATTAGAGTGACCCGGGCTATTAAATATTATTTTGATAATCACAGAAACCCGGATGATTGTATAGTGGTGAATGGAGGTGCAATATTAAAAGCAGCAGATTCGACACTTGCAAATACACAAGCTACCAATTATATAACAAATATGGGGCTTGTACATGGTGCAAAGTTTGTAGATAACCTGCGTAGAAATATTTATATACAGGGTGGTTATAATTATATACCAAGATAATTTTTAAACAAAAAAGTATGAAAAATTACAGTAAAGTATTATTGGCACTGATAGGGATACTATTTATGGTACCTGCAACTACGGTATTGCCAATGTGGGCATCTACAATACTATTTGTGGCAATACTTGCTGCTGTAGTAAATGCAAGGGTTAATGACGTTGCCATGAATGGGGGTGTGACTATTACTCTTGCCAATGGACAGCTTGGCGGTGCATTGCAGACGGATGACGGTATATTTGGTATGGTAATGACCGGGATACCCGATAGCGGTGGTTATGCTCTTGGCACTCCTATTCTTGTAACCGGAATGGCAGATATTGCTACTGCAGGGATAACAATAGGCTCGAATGCATTTGCAATGAAGCAACTGCAGGAATTCTATAATGAAGCCGGAGAGGGTGCAAAATTGTATGTGATGCTGGTAGCGGATACCATGTCTGTAGCGGATATGGCAGATAATACGAATGCCAATGGTGCGAAGCTGCTGTTGGATTATGCAGCAGGCAAGATAAAAATGCTTGGTATAATAAGTGACGATACCCTTGTAACGACAGGTACAGTATCGTCTGGTATGAATGATGATGTAATAACTGCTGCAGGTAATATGGAAGTTATGGCTACTGCATACTTTAATGCTGAAAACCCCTTTAGGTGTATAATAGGTGGTACCAGCTACCAAGGGGTTGCTGCAACACTGCCAAACCAACTGACAGGAGCCAATAATCGGACTGCAATCTTGGTAGGAGATACTGACTTGACTTATAGCTCTGTTGGGGCTGCCTTAGGGCTTGTATTGGGCAGATTGGCAACATTGCCTGTGCAAGCCAAGGTGAGCAAGGTAAAGATTGGTGCAATGACTAACCAACATGCCTTTTTGGGTGGTGTGGCTGTAGAATTGACTGGTGGTGATATGGCTGTTATTTACGGATCAGGCTATATAACATGGAAAACGTACCCACATCTTGCCGGATACTATATGAGCGGTGATGATACGTGTAGTAAAGCTGTAGATGATTACCATTTTATTGCAAGAGGCAGGGTGATTGACAAAGCGCATGTATTGGCTTACACAACATTTGTGCAAGAGGTTGACGATGAAGTATTGATGGACAGCGCAGGGAATATTAATGCCGGATTTGCTAAATGGCTGGAACAACAGATTGTGAACCAAATAAACCTGACGATGACCAATAAGAAGGAAATATCTAATGTTTCCTGTTTTATTGACCCAGCACAAAATATACTTAGCACTAATGACTTGGCTGTGGTACTGAAAGTAACGCCTGTAGGCTATGCGAGTAATATCTCTATAGACCTTGGATTTAGTAACCCTGCTCTTGGGTAATGAGCCAATTTGAAAAATTATAGTTAACGATTAAAATTAAAAATATGTCGGTATTGAAATTTTTTAACAACGATGAGCAGTCTTGGGCTGATATGGAAGTAGTGATTGGCGGGGCTGTGCTTGGTAAAATAAGAGGCATCAATTACAGTATTGAGAGTAATGATGAAGAGCTATTTGCTGCAGGTGATGAGGCAATAAGCATACAAAGTGGCAACATTACTAAAAACGGCAGCATTAAAATACTGAAGGAGGCACTGGACAATATGCATGTAGCAGCTCTTGCTGCCAAAGGACGTAGTGTACTTGACCTGCGCTTTGATATAGTGGTGACTTACTATCCTGTATTGGGAGGTGCATTAACAATTGATACTTTAGGGGGCTGCAAGATTAATAAAATGCCCAAGGGTTGGGAGCAGGGAGCTACGCACATGGAACATGATCTGCCATTTAAGTTCCTCACTTATGTAGGCGTATAATTAATTGTATTTTAAAAATTTAATTTATATTTTATGGAAAAGAAAATTTTACTCATTGGGGAAGTTGACGAAGCCCAAATAAAGAGTTGGAAGAGCAGTCATGAACTTGGCATATTTGCCGTTAAAAAAGATGGCAAGATAGCCTATTTTAAAAATGCTTCATTTAAAGAAATAGATGCTTATCATAGCTTAGCTGCAAGAACCAATAATGTAAGTGAAGACTGGAAAACACTGGCTGGACTGCTCTTTATAGGCGGACATAGGGAATTGATTGAATCGCCCCGCTACCTGCCTGATGTGGTTAAAAAACTGCAACAATCACTTGCTAATGGGGAAAGTGAACTTGTAAATTTATAAAAACCCTGACCGGAGGGCCGAAGGGAGGGGTTACAAGTTATATTAAGGTCTTATTTAAATATTACAACGTTTGGGAAGAAGGAATGAATAATTACCAAATGGCCCAAACTTTTCAGCACCTTGAATACATAAGAAAAAAGGAAAGCGAAAGCAGCTTTGTAAAAAAGGTAAAAAATAG